AAAAGCAACGCGGGACATTCACCCTTGAAGAAAAGTACGTCGACCACAGCACAGCCGCCCTTGATGCCATTCAAGAGGCCTTCCGAGAGCAATCAGCAACGGCCAGCGCCAGCTACAAGTGGGTTGCCGCCGCATCGGCACTGGTTCGACCAGGCATCACTTACGTTCTTTTCGGCCTTTACGTGGCCGTCAAGGTTACAGCCATCGTCTATTCCATGCAGTCAGGCGCTTCATGGCTTGAGGTGACAAAAACTCACTGGAACGTCGAAGATTTTGCTTTGCTCAATCTTGTGATAACCTTCTGGTTTGTCGGAAGGTCAATCGAGAAATATCAGAAATGAGCAAAAAGACGCCAATCCAGTGCTCGCATTGCGGCATAACCTTCATGCGAAAGAACGGCGGGCGCGAGAAACAGTGCTCGCTGTCTTGTCGTTTTTGGTCAAAAGTAGAGAAAGCAGAAGGATGCTGGCCATGGCAGGCTTCAATTTTCAAACAAACTGGATACGGGCAGTTTGCACTTGAGAGCAAGCGCCCGATCAACGCGCACCGCATGGCGTGGATTCTGACGCATGGCGAAATACCCGATGGAATGGTTGTCTGCCACCACTGCGACAACCCGCTATGCGTGAATCCAGATCATCTGTTCCTTGGCCAACAGCAGGACAACATGATCGACATGGCCACCAAGGGCCGTCATGTCGGAACACGCGGACATAAATGGACGCCAGCGGCCAAGCAGGCACGCTCCGAGATGATGAAACGCATCTGGAAAGAGCGGAAAGCGGCACCGGTATGACCATTTCCACCGCCATCCAGACCGCCATTGACGCGCTGATTCGCCCGTTCGAGGGCTATCACCGCCGTCTGCCGGACGGCGGGTGCGCTGCCTACCCCGATCCAGCGACGAAAGCCGATCCTTGGACGATTGGCTATGGCTCCACCGGCCCGGACATCACGCCTGACACGCGCTGGACGCATGAGCAGGCACTGGCCGCCCTTCGTTCCGAAACCACGCAGAAGGCGCTTGGGGTGCTCAAGCTGTCGCCGACGCTGGCCGCCGAGCCAGACCGCCGCATCGCTGCGCTGACCTCTTTTGCCTACAACTGCGGGCTGGGCAACTATCGCATCTCCACGCTTCGCCGTCGCGTCAATCAGCGCGACTGGCCAGAAGCCGCCCGCGAAATCGTGAAATGGAACAAGGCCGCAGGCCGCGTGATGGCGGGCCTGACTCGTCGCCGCGCAGCAGAGGCCGCTTTACTGAAATGAAACAAGGGGCCGATGCCATGACCGAAGCAAGCAAACCAATCCACCGACGTACACACTCATGCGATGCAGCAGACGAGGGCATGCATTGCGCCTGCTCTGAGCGAATGTCGGAGGATGCCGCCGAGCTTGCCGTCAAGAAGGTGTTTGCCATCCTTGGCGTGGATGTCGATAAGCCCGAGTCGGTTGAGGACTTCCGCGAGGATCTGCGCTTCGGCAAGAAGATGCGCAAGGTTGCCGACCACGGCACGCTGGCTTTCTTCGGCGTGGTGGCTGCCGCATTCGCCGCCGCTGTCTGGGCTGGCATTGTCTCCAACATCAAGCACTGATGGCAGACGCAGAAACCCCGAAGAAGAAGGCGACCTCACCGAAGAAGCCAGCCGTCGCCAAGGGAACCCGCAAGCTCAACCGCCCACGCCTGGCAATCAGCGGCCTCACTGTCGAACAGGAAGCC